GAACGCAACGCCTTGAAATTACACGATTTGTGGGTGGTCACGCTCACATGCGCGTTAGATTGTATATTATACCGCGTGCGGGGGTGCGGGTGCGGGTAGGAGGCCGAGCTTCGCCGAGCGCCGCTCGAGGCAGCCAGGCCCAGCGCCAAATCGCAAAGGCATCGGACGCGAGTTCCACAGGAACCGGGCGTGGCCACCCCCTCCCTCCCCCAAAAAATTTTGATTTCAGGAAATTGGATTTGTGGTTTCGGATGCCGGTGCGCATTCAGGTTCCGAGAGAAATTTATGATCCGGGTATTTGGTCGCAGGTCAGGGCATGGCGGCGCGGCGGAAAAGTTAGCTGACCCTCCGTCGCCTAAGACCCCAAACCCAGTGCGTGAAACCGTTTATTAAGAGTCTTATATGGAAGGCGAAAAAACGGCGAAAAATCAGCGAGTTGCGGTTTGGCAACGAACGGGATCTCCATGCCATGGGTTGAATGACATGGTTTACGCTTGAGAAAGCCATTTCACGATTTAAGAGTTGACAAACTCGTTTGGTTTTTGTTAGCCCGTCTTTCATGGATCGGATTGATTTTGGTAACGCGCCGACTGAGTTTCCCGAAAACTGGGTGGCGTTTGAGCGCGGCGCTTTAAAGGCTTGGGTTGATCTGAACGCCGCATCTCACACGGCAGCTAGGTTGATGTTGTTTTTGGCGGCGCACATGCAATCGAATCAGGGCATCATAATGTCGCGGGCGACGATGGCGGCGGAAATGGGGGTTCACGTTCGGACGGTCACGCGGGCGCTGGATGTGTTGCGGGACGGCGGCTGGCTTGAGGTCCGGTACGTGGCCGGCAGCGGCGCCGTTTATGTGCTCAACAGCAGGGCGGCGTGGTCACTGCGGCCGGACCGGCGGCAGGTGTCGAAGTTCACGGCCACGGTCATTTTGGCGGCGCAGGAGCAACCGGACCACGCGAACCTGGGGGCGCAGGAGCCGTTGAAGGTTGTGCCGGCGGTGGTTGTTGGCGATCCGCCGTTTTGATGAGAACGGGATGTCAAAAATGAAACAGCCGAAGCCGGAGTTGGAAAAAGACTGGGTTGACGTTGACCGCGGGGGCCAGATGGCGCTGGCGCGGCTCATTGGGGCTAATCAGCGCGCGGGTCAGGTGGCGGCGGTTCTGGTGGCCTTGGTTGGTTTTGGGAACTGCGTTTACATCTCGCATTCGGAGATCGGCGCCGCTTTGGGATGTCACCCGCGCACGGTCGGCCGGGCGCTAAAATACTTGGTTCAGAACAAGTGGGTCGTGGCCCGTAAGGCCGAATTTGGCAGCAGCAACCTCTACACCCTGAACTCGCATTTGGTCTGGTCGGGCAAGCGCGAGTTTTTGAAAATGAGCAAACTGAAAGACCCGCTGATGATCGGCGGCCAGGAACAGCCTTTTTTGGTGAAGTTGCCGCGGTCAGAGTGGGCCAGGCCCCGGCGTGAGGTGGAGGGCAACACGGGCCGGCCAGACGATCCAAGGCAGGCGGATGGCACCAGGGCGATGGTGCGTTGGGGGCCCGACGACGAGATTGCGTTTTGAAGCCGCCCGCCATATCGGACGCGTGTATCATCCAGGCCAGTCATTACAACCTTGACACCGCTTCCACACCCGTGATTATCCTGAACTGCGCCGTGCCGCGTGCGGTGCATCGCAATGCGTTTCCTCCCTAAACTTGGCGCCGCTCACCACCCGGCGCCATTTTTTTTGGCGTTTCCAAAATCCCTATTGCATTTTTAATTGAGAGAGGTTACGACTGCCGCCGCAACAATAGGGAGCCGCCGCCGTGCTGGGAGACATTTTAGCCATTGCGGTTTCTGTTGGCCTGATTTTGTGGGCGGTGCGCGGGTTTGCCGTCTTCGTGCGAGGGACGCGGCATTGAGGTGGCAGCTTCCAGAACCGGAAGTGAAAGCGGTCGAGTCGCCGCCGCCGTTAGCGCCGAAACCGCCCGCTGTTCGGCTTGTCGAAAAACCCGACGCCCCCTTGCCGGCCCTGCGCGCCGTGATCTACAGCCGCGTCTCGACGGCCCACCAGGACACACGGAACCAAAGCCAAGAACTGCGAGAGGTGGCAACGCGCCGCGGCTGGAAGGTTGTGGAGCAGATTGAGGACGCTGGCATATCCGGCGCCAAGGGGCGCGACCGTCGGCCGGGGTTGGACAAGGCCATGACCGCCGCCGAAGCCAACAAGTACGATGTCCTGCTGGTTTGGGCGCTGGACCGGCTGGGCCGGAGCCTGCACAACCTGATCGTGACGCTGGCCGAGTTGGATAAGGCGGGCGTGCGCCTCTACATCCACCAGCAAAATATTGACACCACCACCCCGGCGGGCCGGGCTATGTTTCAGATGCTTGGCGTGTTTGCCGAGTTTGAGCGCGGCATGATCCGTGAACGGGTGATGGCGGGTTTGAAGCTTGCCAAGGCCGCCGGCAAACGCCCTGGGCCGAAGGGATTGGACGTGTCTGACCCCAAGAGACACGCGCAAATCAGGGACATGATGCGGGCCGGCGAGAAGTTGGGAAAGATCGCCAGGGTCACTAAAACGGGCTACGCAACGCTGTACCGGATGAAAAAAGCGTTTGACGCCGAAATGGCGGCGGCACAAAGGAAAACAGCATGATTTTCATGATGGAGAGTGAGATGGTGGGTCAGGAGTTGAGCCAGATGTTGCCCGGAACGAAACCCCCCAACGAAGTATTTTGGACACCCTGCGGACAACACAACGAGTTTGTTTTGCTGGAGGTGTCGCGGGCGGAGTTTATTGAGTTGATAAAAATTTATCAGGATACCCAAAGGGGGTTTCTAGGGGTTCCGCGCTATTTTTTTGTGAACGAAACCACCGCGCACATCGAAATTTTCCCTCTTCCCTACTATGCAGGGAAAGTTTCCGGGATCGTAACTCACGAAGGGAAGCGGCACTGTTTCGAGGTTTTATTGTTTGGGCATGGAAAACTTGACGATGGAGCACCGCAAAACCCAGCTTTACCAAACCACGAAGACCTGCCGATGCCGCCGGTAAATGAGGATTTTTCGGAATGCTTCATGACCTCATGGCTCGCGCATCAGGCGGAAGAAGCGGCGAAGCCCGCGCCGCTCGCCGCCTACCCCGGCGCTTGGCCGCCGCCCAAGCAGAGGTTTCCTGGCCTATGAGCGACATACCAGACGTCATTGCCGAGACGCCCAACCCGGCGCTCATGCTTGGCGGGCGGTTCGCCCAGATGCTTCACGACCGGCTGCATCGCCCGGTCATTGACCTTCGGGACAACTCGATTTTTCCGGCGCTGGGTCAAATCTGCTTGGAGTTGAGCGAACCGCTCGCCGTGCCCGCCGACGCACCACAGCCCACAGACGAGCCGGCGTGAGCGCATCTAAAAAACCCCCAGCCATGTCGCTTGAACGGCAACAGGCGGCTGAATACCACAACCAAGGCGTCCAAGGCGCCGGCGGCGACCACCAGCTTGCGTATAAGCTGCTTTTGAGCGCGTGCGAGATCGACCAGAGCTTTGCCGGGGCTTGGTATGCTCACGGCAACTCAAACTCCGATCTTGACCTCCGCCCGGCCGCGGTGGCGTGTTTTCGCCGCGTTCTGGAAATGCCCACAGGTCCGGGCGAGAGTGGAGACCGCGATGCCGCCATGACGCTCAAGGCGCTCATCAACATCGGGCATCGGCTATATCACATGGGCAGGCTGGCGGAGGCGGAAGAATTTACCCGCCGCGCGCTCGAACAAGACCCAAATTCATCCTACGCGCTCATCAACCTGTCCATGATCGAAAGCCTGGGCGGCAATCAGGCTGAGTGCATCCGACTCTGCAAAAAGGCTTTTGCCTTGGACCAGACGCCAGTTGTGGAGCTGGCGTTGGCTTTTGCCCTGCTTTTCGACCGCCAGTTTATAGAGGGCCTTCGGCATTTTGAGTGCCGCTTTGCCTACAAAGACCAGAATTTTCTGAAATATCCCTACACGCGCTGGAAGGGCGAACCAGGCCAAACGGTTTATATCGTGGGCGACCAGGGCATCGGGGATTCGCTGTCCTATCTCCGGTTTGTCGCCCAAGCTGCCGAGCGATGCCGGCGGATCGTTTTGGGAATCCAGCCCGAAATAGCACGCATGGCGCAAGACGCGCTGCCCATGAATGTCGAGGTAGCACCGCTACCTCACGCCTTTCCCGCCGCGGATTTCTGGTGCCCGATTGTCTCTCTGCCCGTTGCGCTGGGGCTGACCGACGCGGAGTTCATAAACGCCCCCGGCGTTGTGGTAAGGGATTACCGCTTACCGGCGCACTGGAAAGTGTTGGGAAGGTTTGCCATCGGCATCGCATGGGCCGGATCGAAGCAGAATGACATAGACCGCTGGCGTTCCTTGGCACTTGAGCAATTCCTGGAATTGTACCGAGTTCCTGGCATTCAGCTTTATTCTTTGCAGGTGGGTGAGCATGCGGCTGACGTGCATCGCTTTGGCGCGGCGGCGCTGGTGAAAGATTTGTCGCCCATGATAAGGGACGCCACCGATACGGCCGCCATTATCCGGGAGCTTGATCTTGTCATTACCATTGAAAGTTTTGTGGGACATTTGGCGGGCGCGTTCGGCAAGGAATGCTGGATACCCGCCTCATTTTATGGCCGGGACTATAGATGCGGTCATACCGGAAGCTCATCAATCTGGTATCCCAAACACAAGCTTTTCCGGCAGGGACAGCACGAATCCTGGCAGCCAGTGTTTGACCGAATCTGCCGTGCACTGAGGGGGCGGTTGAATGGCAACGATTGACCAGTCAGGCGCGGAAGTTGAGCCGCGCATCGTGTTGTCTGACCACGAGCGGCGGCTCCTGATGATGGCTGGCGAAGGCGGCTGCATCGCGGCCATCGCGGCGCACGAAAAAGCCATAGATCGGCTTGTGCATCTGGGCCTCATGACCCGCCTTGATAAATTCAATAACGTAATTTCGCCATCCGGTGAAAGATATTTGGCCGGGTTGGATGCCGAACAAGACGACTATCTGCGCCGACTCATCAACGGCATCAAAAAGCAGCACGGACTTAAGGACGGTGACGAAAATCCATTCGTGCCGAAGGTCATAGAAGGGGAGTTAGATGCCAGTTGAAATGAAACAGGTGTTCTCTTCCAATGTGGAGGCGGTGGGATATGACGCTGGCGAGGCCGCCCTTTATATCCAGTGGAAATCTGGCAAGACATCGAAGTATGACGGCGTGCCGCCGGAAGTGGCGCAGCAGGCGCAAACCGCGCACTCCATAGGCCAATACGTTCACGCCAACATTAAAGGCCACTACGGGCATCAATATGTCTGAAACACCGCCCCCACCGCCCCCTGTCTGGCAACCTTTTGAGGATATGCGGGAGCGGATTGAGCGCAATGCCGAAGTGTTTGCCGGCGCCTTTGTGGTAGTCTCGCCTGGCGGGAAAAAAATCGAAAACCTCATTATATCTCCCGACGCCAGCGAATCGCTTTTCTGGGCAAGTCTGAAAGGCATGATCGACGTGCGCCTATCTGAAATTGCAGCTGAAGAAGCGGCTCAAGGGCGCGGCGGGTTCGGGAGAAGGTAAATGCCCGGATGGTCGCCCGCCAAGCGGCAGGCTTTTGAAAAATCCTTCTATGTGTTTTTGGACTACACCTACATTGATTCAAAAGATACCGGCGGCCGGACGTGTCTGGGCAAGCACATCACATGGGGCCAGCGGCATTTCATTACGTGCGTGTTGGATGGACTAGAACAAGACATTCACGACTTCTACATCCTCAAGTCACGCCAACTTGGCCTTTCCACCATCAGCCGCGCGCTTTCCACTTTCTATCTTGGGGCCATTCGAGGTCTTCGCGGCGCCACGGTATTCGACACGACAGTCAACAGCCATGAGGCGCGGAGCGAGATCGTCAACATGATTCGGGAAGTGCCGAAATCCATGAAACTGCCGGAACTGACCGGCAACAATCGCGCCGGCATCGCGCTCGCCAACACCTCATCGCTGGCATTCATGTCCGCGGGCATCCAAAAATCAAAAACATCCGGCGGCTTGGGGAGGTCTCGCGGCCTTTCATTTTTGCACGCCTCGGAAATTTGCTCGTGGGACAACACAGAGGGCGTCGAATCGCTCCGCAACGCGCTGTCTGACATTAACCCGGATCGCCTCTACATCTGGGAATCGACGGGCCGAGGCTACAATAGCTGGCGCGATATGTGGCTGGAAGCCCGCAAAGACCCAGCCCATAAAATGTGCATATTTTTGGGCTGGTGGTCTAAGGACAGCCAGCGCATTGACCGGGATCACCCCGATTTTGAGCGGTATGGAATTGAGCCGCCAACGCAAAAAGAAGCGAAAAAAATTCAGGATGTCAAAGAGCTTTACGATTTTGACATAACACCCGAACAACTCGCGTGGGTTCGCAAAAAGATGGACCCGGCGCAAGACGGCGATGAGGATGACGGCGATTTAGAAACCAAGGTCATCCGACTTCAGGAGCAGCCCTGGACAGAGCAAGACGCATTCCAGGTTACGGGCAGCGTTTTCTTCACGCATGAAGATTTGGACCGCGTGGCTTCCAGTCAAGCCAACAAGAAATTCAAGGCTTATTCCTATATCTGCGGCATGGAGTTTTATGACTGCAAGGTCATGCCCGCGTTCAATGCCAAAATGACCGAATTGAAGGTGTGGGAGCCGCCAGAGGAAGGTTCGGTTTACATCGTCGCCGCCGATCCGGCCTACGGTCACGATGACCGGAACGACCGCAGCGCCATTCAAGTGCTGCGCGCGTATTCAGATGGGTTGGACCAGGTGGCGGAGTATGCGTGGCCACTGGTAAACACCAGTCAGTTTGCGTGGGTCATCGCCTCACTGCTTGGATGGTACGGCGGCGAACGGTCGGAATGCTACTTCATCCTGGAAATGAACGGGCCGGGCGAAGCGGTTTGGAACGCCTTCAATTCGCTAAAAACCCAGGTTCAATTGGGTTATCACAAAGAACAATTCCAGGAGCGCGGCTTAGAAGCGATATTCAGGAACGTAAAAAACTACATCTACACCCGCTCCGACAGCATGACCGCCGGCCACACATGGCAATGGCAGACACAGACGCGGCTGAAAATTTCCATCATGGAGCGCCTTCGGGATTTTGTCTCGAACGGGATGTTGAAAATAGTTTCGATGGAAACCATTGAGGAAATGCGTTACATCGCCAGGGATGGAGACGCGATTGGCGCTTCGGGAGCCAAAAAAGACGACCGAGTTTTGACTTTGGCGATGGGGGTGCGGGTTTGGGATGAGAGGGTGCGGCGCAAGCTCATCCGGGAAAATCGTACCAGGGCCGCCGAAAAAGCCAAGAGAAGCGCTAGTTTTGAGGATCAAATGCAGATTTTTACGCAAACCAAATTGTCTGATTTTTTCGAGGCAAAGCAAGCCGAGCGGCGCGCGGCGTCTCGCGCGGCCATGCAAGCCCGGTGGAAGGCGAGACGATAATGCCCAGGATTCGCACATACCAATGCCCTTCATGCGTCGGGCGGTTCAGCTTCACACATCATCCCTCAGATGAGCCGCCGCCCCGTTTTTGCCCGCTTTGCGGATTTGATACCGAATTTGATCCCGACGCGATGCAGCAGGTTTTGACCGCGCCCCACATCGGTAAGCCCATCGCCAAGCTGGGGGATCAAACCTACCGTCAGCTTGAGGCTGGTTCCGAGTTTCGGGCGCAGATGGCGATGGAGCAGCATGGGTTGGATACCGAACAGGCAAACGCCCTCAAAATCACCAACATGCGCGATAACGCTCATTACGGCGAAACGTCCGTGGTTGAGGTAAATAATGAAGTCACGCGCGTCATGGCGCAGGTGCAGCAAATGGGCGGGCAAGTGGGCTATGCGGCGCAGACCGGCCTTGGGTACAGTTCCACGGTCAGCACCGGGCCATTCCCCAACGCGGGAGCGCGGGCGCAAAAAGCCTTGCGGGCGGCGCATTCTGACTTTACCGCAGGGGCGGGACACGCCGGCACAACCGTTTCGGACGCGCCGGCTCTCGAAACGCAAATGCCGGGCTACAGGCAAAGAGTAAGGTAAAATGGCACGCAAGGCGCAGACGAGTAAAGACGCGGACGAAACTTCAAATGTGGTGGAGGTCCGGCCGGCAACCGCTTTTTCTTTGCCGTCTGACCCCAATCTTTTGGTCAAAAAAGCCAATGAGATCATAGAGGCATGCCGGGCCTCATCGGCCGCGCGCGCCGCCTATTGCCGTCAGCTAAACGCCATCATCGAGACCGGGCGCCAGGACGGCACGCGCAGCCTCATCAACATGCTTTATGTCCATCATGATCGCCTCGCGGCATATCTTTTCAGTGCCCTCGGCCTCAAATTCGCCATCGACTTTGAAAACGACTACCCGCTGCAAATTTTGGAAAGGGCAAAGGTGGTTGCCAGGCGTTTGCAGCGCGATTTTGAAAACCTTTCCGCCGACGTGAGTTTTGGTATGGGAGTTTTTGAGGCGCTCAAGTACGGCGCTTGCATCTTCAAGCAATGGCCGCAGCAAGAGGGCGCGGATCGGTTGCCTGTCATCCACCATTCACTGGTCATGCCGTGGCAGTTTGGCGTCTATAACGAATCCATAGGAGAACTGAGCCGCCAGCCCGCCATGGTGGAGACCATCAACCTCACTTTGCCCGAGGTGTGGCGCCGTATCTCGCACCTTCCCAACGCCAGCGAATTGTTTTCGCGGATCAAATCCCATGCCACCCGCGGCCAAGTTGCCGATGAGTTTCAAAGCTTTTTTCATCAGGTTCTTTCCACCTCCACGCTCAACACCAGCAATACCGGACTGTCGCGCCCCACCCCAGGCGGCGTGGTGCAACTGAACAACGACGCCAATTATGCGATGACAGGCCCTTCCATCGCGGTTGATCTCATTAAAATGCACGAACTATGGCTATGGGACGACCGCGACTATGTGACGATCCAAATCATCGAGCCGGATATTTTGATCGCGCCGATCTACAGACGAACCAACCTTCTAGCACCTGGTCAGCTTTTCACCGGGCTTCATCCCTATACCCTGATTCAACCCAACAAGATGGCCGGCTATATATGGGGTCGGCCAGAAGTGGTTGATCTCATGGAGCCGCAAGGGCTTCTTTCAACTTGGGCCGACGACATCAAAAGGCTTTTTGGACTTCAAATTGACAAGATCATGGCGTTTAGCGGGGCGGATGGCGTCACGGATGAAGTGTATGATGCCTTCCGGGCGGCAGGGTACATCAATCTCGGCCCCAACGGCGCAGTCAATGACCTCACCCCCAAACTGCCCCCCGAATCCCTGCAGATGCTTCAGTTCATCATGAAGGTCATCGACATGCTGGGCGGCTTCGACAACATTTTGTCGGGCCAGGGTGAGGCTGGGGTTCGCGCCGGCAACCATGCGAACACCCTCATGAAAACTGCCTCTCCACGCATCAAAGACCGCAGTTTGACGGTCGAGAGGCAATGCGCGGAAGCCGCGGATTTGAGATTAGCGCTTCTCGAATTAAAGGATGGCCGCAACTATTGGACGGACCCGGACAAAATGGCCGAGACATCCTTTTTGCTTTCCGACCTGCCGGAGGACCGCCGTGTTGTAGTGGACGGCCATTCGTCATCGCCCATCTTCTCCGACGACCACAAAGACCTGATTGGCGCGGCGGCCAAGGAGGGGTTGGTTGATGGCGAATACGTGCTGGAAAACCTTGATTTTCCAAACAAAGACGACGCGATCCGTAAGTGGAAAATAAAGCAAACCCAGGAAGCCGAAGAGCGGCAAAAAATTATGGAAACGCTCAAAGCCGACCCGGCTGCTTTGGTGCAGTATTTGAAGGCCGACAAGCGCTAGCTGGCGTCGGGCGGCGACCAGCCCATCATTCTGCGGACCCTTGCAATGGTCCAATCCTCAATGTTTTCGGCAAGCAGGCAATTTCGCACAAAGTCTGGGATCAGCGCCCTGGGTATTTTGCCGTCGTAATTTTTGCTATCGCCTGCGAAAAACGATTCCTCGTCCCACACGACGAGGGCGAAGCCGGCAATAGGCGAATCGTCAAATCGTAAAATAACCTGCCGGCACAGCGTCAGCACCTCGGCTCTCTTGCTATTCATGTCGCTTTCGTGAATGCAGACCACCCAAAGGTCAGAACCTTTGGGTTTGTATCTGCGAACGCGAACGCGCGCCGCGCTCACTGCCGAAAGTTCATCCCGCCGGTGGGCACCGCCAACTGAGGCACGCTTAAGGTCGGGTCAGTGGCCGCCGCGCGCTGCGCTTTGTTTTGCGTTCGCGCGTTGTGCAGCATCATCTCAATTTCGGCCAGTTGGGCTTTTGACGTATCCCGCACCTGAAAGGCTGTCGCCCGCTTTGATAAAAAAATCTCGGTGCCGTAATCGTCTGTAAAACACTGTTTGAGAATCCCCGCCTCAAAAGCCGCATCCAACATGCTTTTTTCATTGTCGAAGCACGCTTGCCACAGAGTATCGTTCTCGCCAAAAACCACCGTTAAAAGAAACATAAAACCTCCTCAAGCCGCCACGCGGCACGTTTCTATCCAAACCGCCAGCTCGGAACGTAAGTAAAAAACCCGGTTTCCAATTTTGTAATAGGGCGGGCCTTTGGGATCACGCCGCAGCCTCCGCAGATAAAGCCACTCCCGAGACTTGCCCAAAAGTTGAGCGACCTGCTTAGGAGTTAGGCGGTCATCTTCGTCAAACGCGGAAATTAGAGTGCTCCCAATGCTGGCATAGTTCCATTACCACACATCACCATATTGCAAAACAAAAAATAAAATTCCTACAACCTTCGCGTCTGAGCGGCGCTTGTCCTTTTGGGTGCTTCGGCATCAAGCGGCGGCGTGAATGAGGAACGCTTGGATGTGTTGCAACCCAAAGAGAAAGGTCATCACCATGATCCGCATCGAGAAAGCCGCCCGCAGGGGCCGCAAGACCCACCGCAAGTAACCGGCTTTTCCGCCGTCCATGTCAGCCAGCATCACCCCACCTCAAATGCCCGGCCAGCCACCGCAAGGCGGCGCTCCGGGTATGGGTGCGGGCCAGCCACAGCCGGGTCAGCCGCCGTTCGGTTCCTCCCCTGCCACTGGCCCAACCCAGAATCAAGGAATGCAAGCGGCTGGCATGGCCAGGCTCTCTCTGATCCTGCGCTTGGCGGAAGAGACGTTACCCTTGCTGGGTTCGCAATCGGAACCGGGACAGGATTTGGTCAAGTGCATCGGCATCATGGCCAAACACCTGCAACCCGGTTCCGTTTCGCCCGTCGCCGAAAACAACGCCATGCAGTCCGTGATGCTCAAGCGCCAGCAAATGGCTCCCTTGATGGCGGCCATGCAGCAAAAAGCCATGCAACAGCCGCCCAATGTCGGCGCTGTCCCGCCCCCTCCGCCGCAGAGCGATGACCCGTCCGCCCAACAGCAGGCCGCATAAGGAAATTTGTCATGGTTGATATTTTCAAAAACACCACCACCAGCGTTCCGAAGTCGGACCCCATGATTATCCGGGTCGATATGGAGACGCAGGAGATCGGTGGGCGCAAATCCATCCTGCCGACGAACAGCAAGTCTGACGCCATGACCATCACGCACGTTCCATCGGCCAACAAATGAGCCAGCGCAAGGTTGTTGAGGTTGACGAGTCGGTTTTTCTGGAAAGCCAAGGCCTGGTTCAGGCCGTCAATGGGATGCTGGCGAACAAAGAGGCGCGCGCCCTGCTTTTGAAGGCTCGCAAAATCGCGGACCCTTCGGCCCCGGTCCCTGAAATCGACGCGGCAGAGCCAGTGAACGCCGAACTGGCAAAAATTCATGAACAGCAGGCCAAAATTCTCAAGCGCATGGACGATGAAGCCGCGGCGCGCGAAGCCGCCAAGCGCAATGAAGAGTTCGCCAAGACGTGGGAAGGCCAGAAGGCCGCATTGCGCGCCCAAGGCTTCACCGATGACGGTATTGCGGCGGTGGAAAAGCACGCCCACCAAAGGGGCATCCCTGATCTGGAAGTCGCCGCTGCCCATTGGGAGCGCCTGAACCCACCGCCCGCGCCGGTTGAAAACCAAGGCGCTTATGGCGCGTTCAATTTTTTCGAGCCGCAAGAGGAAGGCCAGCACGCCGATTACATGAAAAAGCTGCTGGAAACCAAGGGGCAAAACGACGCCATCACGGACAACTACGCGCGCACTGTGCTGCGCGAGATTCGCGGGCAGCAGGGCCGCAAGTAAAGGACACTGAATCATGGCACTTGGCGGAACCGGCGTAAGCCCCTCAGGGCAACTCTTTACGGAGCTTTCCAGTGTGGTGCGCCGCGCGTTTGTGGATAAGCTGTTTGTGCAGCTCTACTTCGCATCCCCGTCACTATTCTACCTCTGGGGCAACTCGCAAAAAGCCGCCGGCGGTCTCAACCAAGTCACCCTGCCGCTGCAAGGGCAATCCATGGTGCAGGGCCAGTTCACCGGCTACGGTGGCGGCTTCAACTCCCCAGTCATCACCCCCGGCGTCCAGAACGCGCAGTTCAACCTAGCCTATTGGGTTGTGCCCATCCCGCTGCCTTTCGGCGAAACCATCATTCAATCCACCGAGACCGTCATTCCGCTGCTCAAAGCGCGCATGAATGACGCCTACGCCGTCACCCGCCAGAACATCGCCCGGCTGCTGTTCACCAACAACACGGCCAATCCGCTCTACCCCAACTCCATGATCGACGCCTTCGACAACGGCACGAACGCCCCGACTTACGGCGGCATCAACCGGCTCGGGCAGGGCAACTCCGCCTTCCAAGGGCAGTATATCAACGTCGGCACCGGCTCCAATTGGAACACCAACTATTCGACAGCCACCGTGGGTTTGACCCGCAAATCCGCGGCGGCTTTGCTGGAATACATCACCACACAAGCCGGCGGCGAAGCGCCCACCTTCGTGGTCATGAACCCCGGCGATCACACCACCCTGAACGGCGACTTCATTGGCAACGAGCAGCAATTCGCCGTGCCCGGCCGCGCCTACACTGCCGATACGCCCATCCGCTCGTCCTTCCCCAACCTCAACATATCCGGCGTCCCGTTCTTCGCCGATTATTTCGTGCCCAAAGGCAACGTGTTTGCCGTCAACACGAAATACTCGAACATCTACATTTCGGAAGATGCCGCCCTGGACTTCTCCGGGTTCTACAGCCTGGTGCCGCTGGGACAAATCGGCCAGCAAGGCATCGTGGTTTTGGGGTATAATTTCGTTTCCGCAAAATCGTCATCCGGGGCATGGATTTATGGCCTCGGCGGCGCGGCTTTTTAAGGAGTAGCGCAGATGCCTCAGCCCCTTGGCGGACCCGGCCTCGGCCTTCCGTACCCGAGCAATCTCTACCCTTCGGAGCTTTTCAACTCTACGCTGGATTGCCCGACCAACCTGATTACCTTGAGCGCCGGGCAAGCCGTGCATGTGCCGGCTGGCGTGTGGTATCTGTACCCCGGCCAATACTCGGATTTGCAGTTCAGAGATCCGGTGACGTCGCTGTGGAAAACGCTCGCCACGCCCACCGGCGTGCCGCACTATATGAAGTCGGACGGCTTCAACCTTCGGATGGTCAATTTGCTTGGGTGTCCGGTTGCGGCGGCTCCCACCGCACTTGGGTCCGGTTACGTGCAGGCCACCACCACCATCACGCCGTCCGCCGGCTCCTCGACGTGGCAGGCCATCATCGGCGGCTCGCTGGGCTTGCAGACGATCAACAACGCCGGTTCGGGTTTTGGGCTGCCGCCCTTGGTTTTCATCCCCGCACCGCCCAGCCCCGGAATCCCAGCCTCCGCATCGGCAACCCTGACAGGCTCCACCGTGTCTGGCGTCACGCTCATCAACAACGGTGCGGGCTACACCTCCGCCACCGTGTCTGCCTTGCTTTTGCCGGCGCCAAACGATCCAAACTATCAAACAGCATCCGCCGGATCGGTCAGCTTCACGCTCACAAACTCCGGCGCGCTGACGGGCGCGCTATGCACCAACCAGGGGACGCCCCTCGCCAGCGTTAACTCATTCTCGCTGACCGTGGCGGGCGCCGGCACCGGGGCGTCGTTGTCCGCCGCCGTCCTGCAAACCATCGCCAGCACCACCGTCTCGGCGGGCGGGGCAGGCTGGGGTAACGCCACCTCGTTCCCCAACGTCAGCACATCAGGCGGCGCATTCCCGGCGACTTCGCTCAACAAGAACCCATGGGTGGAATTGACCAATTTTGTGCCACGCGAAGCCAATGGAGCGGGCACGACCAATGCGGGTGGGACCATCAGCGCGGTCACCTTCTACGATACCGGCAAATTCCTTTCCGCGCCTTCGCCGGTTATTTCCGCGCCCGGCACCATTCCCACCACGGCGGCAACGCTGGTGTTCGGCATGGGCTACGCCAACGATACCGTCGTCATGCAGCCGGCTCCCTAATCACGCCCTTGGGGCATAGGACAACGCGCCGTCATGCTCAATCAATACCTGACGCAGACGGCGCAGCTTCTCCAAAACCCCGCCGCTCCAACCACCCTCTACAGCACCGCAACTCTCACGCAGTTCATCAACACCGCGCGCGGTCAGCTTGCGGCCGAATCAGAGTGCATCAGGCTCTACACCTCGCAAACGCTGACGATAGGCGCGCGCGTGTTTCCGTTCTCTGGCTTCACGATCCCCGCCGGCCAGGGCATTCAATCACCCATCAAGGTCAATACCCTATGGTATTCGGTGGCGACCGGCCAAAAATGGATCACGCCCCGCTCGTTTGAATGGTTTAGCCTCTATTCCCTAAACCACCCCGTTCCGGCCTCAGGGCAGCCTGCCAGATGGGCGCAATACGGTCAGGGGGTATCGGGCACCATCTACATCGACCCCCTGCCTGACGCGGCTTATTTGGTCTTTGCGGACACCGTTTGCTATCCGATCCCTCTTGCATCCGATACGGACGTGGAGGCCATACCGTATTTGTGGACAGACGCGGTTCCTTACTTCGCCGCCTACCTTGCGCTCCTATCGTCACAAGGCTCCGCCCGGATGCAGGACGCGCAGCGCATGTTTCAGCTTTACGAGGAGTTTACCAACCGCGCGCGCCGCTTTGCCACGCCAGGGCTGTTGCCGGGCAATTATCCTCAAAACGCTGATCCCACCATGTCCGCGCAGCTTGGACAGTTGGCGATGGCCCGCGGCAGGCCCGGTGCGGCATGACGCAGGGGCTTGAGGACTACCAACAACAGACGCAGCGGTTTTTGCACCAAGGCGGCCAAAGTCTGGTCAACCCAGAGGATATCCGCAAATACGTGAACCGCGCGCGCCGCTACATTGCGATTCACTGCCAGTGCCTTCGCGTTCTCACGCCCATTTCAGGGTCGATCATAAGCGCTAACGTCACCTCCGAAGGTTCGGGCTATACCAACCCTAGCGTCGTCATCACCCCACCCGACTATCCTTGCGGCTTGCCACCCTATCCGCTTGGACAGCAAGCAACGGGCAGCGCATCCATGCAGGCCGGCAAGATCACAGCGGTCCAAATCAGTTTTGGCGGTTCAAGCTATTTTCAACCCCAACTCACCATCGCAGACCCTACCGGCTTGGGCGCTGTCGTCACCCCAAATATGTCGTTTTTGAACGCCACCAATCAGGGTCAAGAGGTCTATCCGTTTTCCTCCATTAACCTCGCGGCGTTTCCTGGCATCGGCGCAATCTACATGGTCAAGTCAGTCAGCATCATCTACTCAAACTACCGCTACTCGCTGCCCATGTATTCGTTTTCCACTTATCAGGCCAAAATCCGGCAATATCCGTTTCAATATCAGTATGTCCCGACGATTGGTTCTCAGTTCGGGCAAGGCAGCTCTGGAAGTTTTTATCTCTATCCGATTCCATCCACCTATTATCAAATGGAATGGGATTGTTTCTGTATGCCACAAGACCTTCTTGATTTTCAGAGCGTCGAGGTCATACCGCAGCCTTGGGATGATTTGATTCCCTACTACGCCGCGCATATCGGTTTTTTGGAGATGCAGAACCAGAACGCGGCGCGCGGCATGTTGGCGCTTTTTGATGACATGGTGCATCGCTACTCCGCCGCAGCCAGACCTGGCCGGGTCACCAACCCTTACGGTCGTTATTAAGGAAAATTAACCGATGTCGGAATATCTTCCTCAACCCTACGTGCTGCAAAGCGGCACCATCACGCCAGGCCACGGCTTGGTTTGGGTGGTAAATGGCGTGGTTGCGGATAGCGGGGGACCGCCACTCAGCCTAGACACCCTTCCCACCACCCTTCCAGCAACTCCAGGCGTGCTCTGGAACAACAATGGGTTTTTGTGCATCTCATGAAAAAATTTGCGTTGCTCCGTCTCTGGAATGCGCTTATTGACCACGCGCTTTGTTTTGCGCGCGCGACGGCGTTTAACGGTGTCACGCTTTTTATGCTGTTTTGCTTGTGCTTTATTGGATCGCTGGTAGCGCAGAGCCTCCCCGGCTTTCCGAACAACAAGATTTTGAACGCTGTCCCGACTGTCTCCGCACTTGAGGCGCTGCCTGTCACGATTATGACCAGCGGAACCGCCGCGCGTGTGCTGGGATATTCTACGGCCGGGGACGCCCCGCCGGTAGAGTTCATCTTGTCCACGTCACCTTGCTCACTCAATTCAGGCGCGGGGGACGGCGGCGCGCAGCATCCATCGAATACCAGCGGCTATTGCTGGATCATGGCGCCGCAAACTGTTTATGATGCGCGCTGGTGGGGCGTCCTTTATGGGGGCACCGATCCAAATAACAATAACGGTACGCAGCTAACCGCAGCAGCGACCTATGTGGGATCATTGCCGGTGACATTGGGTGGTTCTGTGCGTCAGGATGCGTTGAACGTCAGCGGCCCGGTTTTGGTTGACCAGACTTTCAACATTAATGTTTCCAATCTGTATCTTCCACAAATCAGTCTTGTAGCCGGATCGGGGTTGGCACCTTCCGGTGGGGTATGCCCGGCGGTTATTTCAATCACTCATGCTGGCGTGCATAATTTTGGAAGTTTGTTGGTTGATGTGAACGAAGTGCCAGGCGTCAATGGCTTCGATGTCGAAGCCAATGGCACCAACCACTTTAATTTTCTTTATATTCGACATTGGATTGGTTCATGTGGCAGCGTGACGGTGACTGCGACGGGTGGGGTGACGGGTTCTCACGATTTACAGGTTTCAAGTTCGACTGGTGTAACGACAGGCATGTATGCCCATGACACAGGGACCGCGTTATCGCGTCTTTCGTATGTGGTGGACGTTCCCGATAGCACTGACATTTATCTCTCAAAAGGATTGACGGGCACGGCATCTGGAAACCTAAATCTTTACCGTGATGCCAACGGTATTCAGTGCGGCCTGACTGGAAGTTGCGGCGGAACGTATGGAGACATAAACATTCAAGAATGGCTTAGTTCTGATAGCCAAAACGGCAACATCGCGGATTATTATGGCGCGGCTTTTTATTGCAGCGGTGCCGGGACAGGAAATGCCTGCAATCAGATTTCTATTCTTCATGGACTGTTGACCGGGGGTGCTACACCAGTATTCTTAGATCAGGGATCAGGCACTTTTAACTTGAACGCGGGCGTTCAAGTGGATAGTGCGCTGAATGTGTCGAACATCACCAACCCACCGTCAATCGCGTTGGCGGCGGGTTCGGGCAATCTTCAAACGGATAGTTTGCTTCTTGGTGGTGGAGTAATTTTGGGTTTTGTCACCCGGTCATCGGGCGCTGAAAGCAACATGCCCGCCATTAATCTGGGAACTGTCAAATTTACGCCTTATGGCAGTCCCACCTATAATCCGGCAGCCATTGTTCAGCTTTATACGAACCAGACCGGGACCAATTTTTCAGGCGTTTCTATCGGCGGCCCTGATGGTTCTCTCCCAAGTGGATTTTCTAATTGGTGGAGCGTGATCGGGCCGGGAACCGCCGCAGATGGCGGCAACCCCAATTTTTCTGCAATCCAGGGCACGCTTGGAAACTTTACACGGCAAGCGGAAACTCTAACGACCGGCGAGACGTTTGGATTTTCCGATTGCAGCCAGACGATCTATCTCAACACCGGCTCGACGGCCACCACCTTTACGCTGCCTTCCTCTTTGTCCGGCATTCAGAATGCTGCTGACTGCGATTACTATATTGTGCCACAGGGTAGCGCGGATACGCTGGCGGTTTCTGGATCATCCACCATAAATGGCCTCACCTACAGCGAAACGCTGGCTCAAAACCAACCATACCACGTTTCGCTTGAGGGTGAGCCGGGATCAGCCCTGAATTGGGGCATCAGTCCACCCCCCAACTCACCGAATTTGAACGGTGGCATCTATGCGGATAGCAGCACCGGCAACAGTACGCTGAGTGGGCTGAATTTGCAGTTAGGGGTCATTAATCGAACCGGCTGCACTGCAAATGTGACTGACACCACTGGCACCGCGACCGCGCTCATGAACTATCTAATGCCGAGTGCGACGGTGGGGGCCAACTTCACGTTCAAAGTTCTGAATAACTGCACCTACACAGAGACCATCGCGGGCGGAACGGGTGTTACCACCAGCGGGACTATGACCATTGCGGCGGGAACAAACCGACTCTTTGAAGCTGTGCTGACGGCAACAGGGACGCCGGCGATTACCCTAAACAACATCGGCGGCGGAACTATTAACTAATGACGCTTTCCACGGCCCTCACAACCAAAAGCAACACAGTGAACGCTCCGTCGCCTGAAGGCGACGGTCCCCAGCCGGAGGTCATGATGGTTGAATCGGGGGCACAGTAATGTCCGGCAGACAGGAAAAACAATCAGGGCTGATACCGCCCACCATGACTCCGGTGGTTTTTGAGGGCTTTGAGGGTATCAACACCCTTTCGCCTCGCCCCGCGATTCAGGACAAGCAATGCACCATCATGGATGGGTTCATGCCGGTTGGACCCAACTATGCGCGCACGCTGCCAGACGTGGGCGCACCGATTTACACATCCGCCACAGCAGGCAAGGTGGCGTTTTTTAATTTCGGTAACATATCAACCAACCCCGTCATGATCATGTTCTTGACCGACGGCAGCGTGATTCAGGTGAACACGCTCACCAAGGTTGCCACACAGATGGCGCCCGCCGGCACTATCCAAAGCCCCACCCCGGTTAATTGCGGGGTTAGCCAGTGGGGATCGTCATACATCATCATTGTCGCCAAACAGCCCAACGGGTATTTTTTGTGGGACGGCACAAATTTCTTTCAATCCGGCTCGCTCAGCCCAAGCATCACGATCCAAAGCGATGGCAGCAACTACACCTCGAACCCCACCATTACGGCGGTAGGAGGGGCCGGCTCCGGCGCGTCTTTCTCTGTGTCACTTCAAGACGGATCGGTTGAAACGCTGTCCATCACAAACCCAGGGTCGGGATGGGGGGTGAATGATTATGCCGTTTTGGCGTTTTCGGGAGGCAATCCGGCCGGGCCGATCACCGCCACCGGAAGCGCTGTCATATCAGGCGGGTCAATTGCCAGCGTCAGCCTTATCAACCGAGGCGCGCTCTATAACGCCAGCACAGCCAGCGTTCAATTTCTGGGCGGCGGCGGATTGGGTGCGACTGGTTCGGTTGTGGTCTCTGGCGGATCGGTTTCCAGCATCAGCATCACAAACGGCGGCTCCGGTTTTGTCACCTCGCCCGCAGTGTTCATTTTCGACGTGGATAACCCTGTAATCCAAGCCTATGTCGGCGTGATGCCCACCGGATTAGGTGGGACGGCGGCGGAGACCTATCAGGGCCGAGTATGGATCGTGAACGGCCCCAATTGCACATTTTCTGGGCCGGGAAGCCTCACCAATTTTAGTGCGCCAGGAGGCGGCGGAACGTTTCAAAGCACCGATTCATTTTTGCGCGCGTCATTCATCCAGCCGCGGCAAACCAATGGCTTCCTATACTTTATCAACGATTCGTCAGTAAACTACATCAGCGGCATCACCACGTCGGGGGAGCCGGCCATTACCACTTTCACCAATCAAAACGCAGATCCCGAAATTGGCTCGCCCTACGCTCCAAGCGTCCAAGTATTTTCTCGAAACATCGTTTTTGCGAATGCTTTTGGCGTGCATATCAGCTACGGCGGCGCGGTTACAAAAATAAGCGAGGCCCTAGACGGCTTTTACAATACATTGCCAAATTTTGGCGGCTTGGCGCCCAGCTCCGCCAAAGCGATAATTTTTGGCCAGCGCGTCTATATTCTTCTTTTGCCCGTCATTGACCAAGTGACCGGCCAGCAAACCAACAAGCTGGTCTTGTGGAACGGCAAAGTATGGTTCACCTCAAATCAAAGTGTGCAGTTTTCGTTCATCCAAAGCCAAGAAATAAACTCTGTGCTGACGGCCTACGGAACTGACGGCACGAGCGTTTATCCGCTTTTTCAAAAGCCATCCACTTCGTTCACAAAAACTCTGCAATCCAAGTTTTTCGGTCAGCCGGATAGCATTCTGGCGATTAAGACGACCGAGCGGCTTTGGGGCATGGCCTACTACTACGCCAATGACGGCGTGCCTCTCAAGGTCGCTATCGACAGCGAAATTAGCTCCTACCAAGCGGCGCTCAACATTGAGGCGGGTATTTTGACATGGGTGAACGCTTCAGGGGCATCCCTGCCATGGGTGAACGAGTCGGCGCAGGCTCTTACCTGGTACACCGCCGGCATCGGCATTCAGATTTTCCCGCCCACGGCTATCGCGCAAAACGGCGCTGTTTTAGGCTTCACCGTCTCGACCATAGCCTCCGACATGGCGGTCATTTTCATTGTTCTCGGCGCAGAGCCGCAGGCGTATAGGGGATAAGCATGGCACTTCCTTATCTTTTCGCCAACCTAACCGTGGCCACATCGACGTTTTTGGACGCCAATTTTGCGGCTCTGGGCGCGCTCACCCCTATTCCGTGTTCCGTGACCGGCATGAACAATTTGACGCTTTCTCCCGTGTTCAATGCGCCATCCGTCATTCAATATACCAACTACATGCCTTTTGTGTGTGGGGGCACAAACAACACAGGGCCAGCCACGGCACAAGTTGGCAGCCTTCCCGCGCTGCTTATCTACAAAGACAGCTTGGCAGGCCCGGTGGAGCTGACGGGCGGGGAAATGGTGGCGGGCAACCTCTATGTGTTGCTTTACGATAACGCCCTGAACTCCGGAAACGGCGGGTTTCACCTACAATCCAGCCAGGGGCTAAACTATGTGCCCGCCAATGTGAGCGGGGCCAACGCAACCGGGACGTGGCCTGAGAGGGGCGGCGTCACTCCGATCACCAGCGCGACAGGCGTGACGCTGACAGCGGCCCAGCTTACGGGCGGCGGCAACCAGGTCATAATCACGCGCGCCGGCTCTCCCGTGGGCGGCATCACCGATACCACCGACACAGCCGCCAACATCGTGGCCGCGCTGACCGGCGCCTCTCCTGGGGTTGTATTTCGGTTTAGGATTGTCAACACCAGCGGACAGACCGTCACCTTAGGTGCCGGTTCCGGCGTGGTCTTGTCCGGCGGGCTGACCACCGCCAGTGGCGCCTCTCACGACTTCATTGGCATCATCTTCTCGGCGGTCTCGCCATCTATTGGGATTTATGGGTGAAGCGTGGCCGTCGCTAACCTTTACAATATACCCCGCACGGACGCCGAAATGGCGGCGTGGTCGTTTGCGCACATGGCGCATCACCGGGACGTTATTGCCTATATTCAGCGCACAAAAGGCATAAAAATACCTCTTTATGCCATCGACCCTTTTCTAATCGACAACCAAAACCAGATCGCTTACCTGCACCAGCTTATGCACACGGCGGTTGATGATGTCTTGAATATCTCCGCCGGGTACGACCTGCTCGATGTCGATTGGAAAGACGAGGAAGCGCGGGCAAACTGGATTTTTGAGAACGCTACCACGCATTTTCTCGAAGCCCAAACGACCGGGGTGGCGTGATGACCGTCTGCTTAATAATGTGGCAATTTTGGCCGGATTGGGTTATGGCGACAATGCCGGATATTTTATGATCGGAAAGCCTTGATGAGCGAAGTGATCGACGATGACGCCAAACCGGACGCCGCTTCTGTTACAAAGCGCATTATGCCGATGACAGACGATATGCGGTATGGCGAGATACGCCGGATGTCGCGGGTGGATTTGGATGAAGTGGGGGATTGGCTGATTGAGCGGCTGAAAAAGGTTTATCCCGGCCGATCGCCGGCGCAAGTCATGGGGTTTTTGCGCGGCGCGTGCGAGAGCAACGAAAGCTGCTTTGTTCGCACCGCCAAGGCTGTTGCACTTGCTCAGATTGTCCGCATCCCCCTGACGGACGATTCCGTTGAAGAGAGGTTTGTTTTGGCGATGGACGGCGGCAAGGAGCAAGCGGCCAACCTTTACCATCACCTCTATCAGTTTTGCGTCAACGCCGGGTGCGACTGCTACGTCATCAGCCGCCACTCAGATGTCGGAAACAACCGCATCGAGACTCGCATGGGCACGGTGCAGACTTACCCGCTGCACTTCATTCACATTCCCCTGCCCACCATTCCGGGCATGTGATGGAGGGCAGCATAGAAGCGGTTCGCCGCATGACCGCCGCCGATCTTGGCGAATGCCTCCGCATGGGCGAGCCTGTGTTTCGCAAATACTGGCCTCAGATGGACGCCACGGCCATGCTGGCAGCCTGTCTGGCAAATTTGGACAACGAGACGGTTTTTATGGTCCGGTGCGGCCATGCGTTCGGTGTCGCCACGGTGGACAAAACCCTGTTTGAGCCGCGCCCTTGGGTTAAGGAGCAATGGGTTTTTGGCTTGCGTAGCCCCTGGGAGGCTTTGGCGATTTACCGGGCGATGATGTTGTGGGGCGCGCAAATTGGGGCGTTCCGCTTCACGTTCGGATCGCTCACCGACCACGATGTAGAACCGTTTGCCAAGCACCTTGGCGAGCATTCCGTTCACAAGAGTTTCACATTCGAGCTAAAGGTGTGACATGGGCTTAGCGCTTGGCGGATCGCACGGTATTTTCACCAACCCCGGCAAGGCTCTCGGGCGAATTTTTAGTCTTAAAAACGTGGTTCCTGACGTGTTGACCTTGGCAGGCTCGGCTATAGGCGGTCCAATCGGGGCTGGTCTCGGCTACTTTGCCGGCGAGGCGATTGAGGGAAAGTCGTTGGGTCAAGCGGCCCTGGGCGGGCTGGAAACGTTCGGGTTAGATGAAGTCGGGGGGAGTTTGCTCGGCAAAGGCGGCGTCAGCGGCGCGGTTGGCAGCGCGGTAGGAAAAGGCCTCAGTGGCACCGTAGCAGGCGACGCCGTTACTGGCGTCGAAAACTCGCAACTGGGTCAAGATGTGAGCGGTTTGGTTGGGGATGTAAAAACAGGAATCGGAGATGTCGGCGGTGCGCTCGGCCTAACCAACGCCGCCGGATCGGCCGTACCCGCAACCGCGGGAACAGGCACCATAATAGGTAACGACATTAATTCAGCGGCTTCCCGGTTGGGCTTGGGCGGTGCGGGCGGCAGTATTTTGGGCAACGCCGTCAACAGCGCTGGTTCGGCCTTGGGGATAGGGGCGCCCGCCGCGACAGGGGCCGCCTCAGCGCCCGCCCCCGCGTCATCCGGCGGTATCGGCGGCATTTTGGGCGATCTCGGCATCACCAAGGCCAATGCGCTCCCCGCCGCAATAGCCGCCGGGGGCCTGCTCTACGACACCAGCCGTAGCCAAAACATTCCCGGCTTGACGCAATTGCAGAGCGAGGCCAACCAATTCGCTGCTCAAGGCAATCAGCTTCAAAGCTACCTACAGAGCGGCACGCTGCCCACAGGCGTTCAGTCCAGCATTGACGAGGCCAGCCAAGCCGCCGAAGCAGAAATCCGCTCTCAATACGCTGCTATGGGTTTGTCGGGGTCGTCCATGGAAGCTCAGGCTTTGGCGAGCGTCAAAGAGAACACGGCGGCGCAGGGCGCGTCCATCGCCGCTACGCTGCTATCTCAGGGGGTGAACGAAAGCCAGATCGCGAGCCAGCTTTATGGTGATCTTCTGACGTTCAACCAGCAGCAAAACACCGCAACCGGGTCCGCCATTTCGTCTCTCGCGGAAGCTCTGGCCGGCGGGTACTCGCCCAGGCAATCGACTGGTTAACGCATGGCCCAGCCCGCAACACAGGCTCTCGGTATCCAGCCGCCACCCACAACGACGCTGCCCACAATTCAGGTCACGGCACCCGCACGCGCCCAACCGCCAGTCTTCCAGATGCCCACCTCGTCCTCTGGGGCGCTAGGACTTATGGGCAACACCATCGCTCAAGAGCGCGCTCAAATCGCGCCCGTAGTGGCCGGCATGCAGACTCAGATGAAGGCCGATCAGGCGCGCGTGAACCAAGAACAACAGGCCGTTCAGCCGTTCAACCCACCGCCCGCGCCCACGCCACCACCAGAACTGACCGCGGCTCAAAAATTCGGGTCTCTCGCCTCTATTTTTGCCATCGCCGCGTCTGCCTTCACGCGCACGCCGATGATAAACGCCATGAACGCGATGGCGGCCGGCATCAAGGCGCGCCAGCAAAACGATGCGGCTGGGTACGCGCAAGCTTATCAGGCTTGGAAAACCAACACAGACCTCGCCTTAGAGCGGCATCAGGCGCAGCAAGCCGATCTGGATGACGCGCTCAAAATGTTGTCCACCAACATCCAAAAAGGCACCGCCATGATTCAGGCGTACTCTGCGGAGTACGGCGACACATTTATGGCAGCCCAATTGGCGCTGGGCCATTTCGACAAAATGGCTGAGTTGGCGGTCAGCCGAGAAAGAATAGGCGCAGATTTGCAAATGGCGCGAGCGCGGTTGGATGAAGCCATGAACAAGTCATGGACCACCGTTAACATTTCCGATCCCAAGAATCCCGGCCAAATGCAGACGGTTCGTTACAATCCGAACACGGGGCAAGCCACCACCTTGGATGGCCTGACTCCGATTAGTTTGAATGGCGACCAGCTTTCAAAAATAAACGCTCAAGGCCCAACCGCAGTCACCATACCGCTTACCCCGGACGCTGTTAGCGTCGCAGCAACCGCGTATCGTTTGACGGGCAAACTGCCGCCAGGCAGTTATTATGGCGCTGGCAGCAACACCAGAAATGAAATCATCAACGCCGCCGCGTTACAGGCTAAGGCGATGGGCCAAGACCCAGCTCAGATGTTTTTGTCTTGGAATGACGAAAAAGCCAATCAGGCCGCACTGCAAAACCAGCAAAAAATCGCCAGCGCGTCCTATGGCTTTGAGTACACGATGCAGAAAAACATGAAGGTAGCGCAAAACCTTGAGGGCGCTATTCCTGGTGGCGTAAGTCCGCTGATAAACCAGTGGGTAGAGACAGGAGAAATTCAGGCCGGCAACCCGAAAATCCAGCCCTACGCCGCCGCTCTGGCAACCGTGTTAGATGAGCAAGCCAAAATTATGGCAGGGGCGACCGCCAGCGTGGCGGCACCTACCGACGCGGCACGTCAACAGGTGGTGGCGCTCTTGGGCGCGAACAGCAATCCAGCCACCGTCCAGGGCGTTTTTGATGTTTTCAATCAAGATGTGAACAATCGCCAGCAAGGCTACAGCGTCACCATTCAGGCGTTAAACGAAGCGATTTCTCGGGGTGTTTCGGCTGGCGGTGCGCCTGATACCAGGGGCGGCGACTTGCCTTCGATCTCTCCGCAACCAGGGGCCGCCGCGCAGTCCTCGCAGGGTCAAGCGATGGGATTAAAGGGGGCGGGCACACAAGCCAGCCCATTTGATCTTTCGGCGGCGCCGGACCCTAATGCCGCTTTCAAAGCGCTTCCTTCTGGCGCCTATTTCATCAATCCCGCCGATGGCAGCGTGAGAAGGAAACGCTGATGGCAAAACCTGATTTTTCATCCGAGAGCGACCCCGTTTCCGGTTTAGATTTCTCGAGCGCCAGCGATCCGGTCAGCGCGCCCTCCACATCCTCTCCCGGCAAAATCAGTTCATTTTTCGCTGGCGCTGGAAAAGGTTTCGGTCAGCAAATGTTAGGCGCGCAGCAACTACTCGGTAGTGCGGACAGCTACTTGGGCGGCAAGCAGACGGGTGATTGGCTGCAAAAAAACGCCGCCCAGGGGTCAGACAAGCTCACCCAGCAAGCCGCGCCCTACGCCGCTGCTCATCCCTTTTTGGAAGGTGCGGGGGAGTTCGCTGGGCAAGTCATTCCGCAAATGCTGGCCGCCCCGGAAGCCGCTGCCGGTGCCCTCGCCAGGATAGGCCAAGGGGCGGTTTTGGGAGGCGTGCAGGGGGCTGTAGCACCCGTCCCGGCCCAACAGCCGTTCTGGTCCACCAAAGCCGCCCAAGTGGGCGAGGGAACCGCGGCGGGGGCGCTGGGGACGGCTGTGCCAGAAGGTGTTTTGAAAGGCATCAAGGCGTCCGGAATTGGTTCCTGGCTTCTGAGAAATAACCCGTTGGCCGTCAAAAGTGCCGCGGTGCAGAAAATACTTTCCGTTATCCAACAAGACGAAAAAGCCGGCACAACCAAGGCGCAAGACGTGGCCGACTTAATCCACAAAACCCGCGCGGCTGGTGTGCCGATGACGCTCATGGAAGCTGGCGGCGAAAACCTGAAAGGCTTTGCGGGTTCGGTGGCGCGCAGCAAAGGCCCAGCCAAAGACATCATCCCGAAGAGTTTTAACAACCGGATTGAAGGTTCTGCACAGCGGCTTCGTGACGTGGTGACGAAAACTTTTGGCTTCCCGCAGACCATGCGCGAGACCCATCAAGCGTTAACCACCAGTCAAGCCGCCGCGTCTCGACCGCTATACCAAAAGGCTTTTGAGCCTGGGAGCTTGGCTCCTTTAGAAACGCATTTTGAGGGCGAATTCGACCGGATTTCTCAGGCCAAAAAGGAGGCGTCTGGCGTTCTATCTCAAGCGCAGCAAGCGGTAACTTTGGCGGCAGCCAAACTGTCTCGCGCTGGAAATGATGTGTATTTGAACTCGACGGCTTTGGAAGAAATGCGCGCCGCTCAGAAAACGGTAGAGGTTGCCCACCAAGCCTTGATGGACGTGGAATCGGAATATAAGAGCACGCTACAAAATCTCAAAGCCGCGCAACAAGCGGTTGCTAACGGCGAGCGCGGCGGCGTGTATAGCCCTTACATAGCGCGCCTTTTGAAAAATCCCGACGTGCAAAAAGGTATCTCTACAGGCTGGCGCATTCAAAGAAACGAGGCGGACGGCCTCGGGATGCCTTTTCAGCCTCACGATTATGCTGTTGTCGGGGAAGACAAAGACGGCAATCCGATTGTCGGAAAAACGCCCAACATGAGGCTTTTGGACGCCGCCAAAAGGGGCCTTGATGAGATGATCGAGGGCTACAGAGATAAAGTCACCGGATTACTTAAGCTGGACGCAACAGGGCGGTCTCTGGTGATTTTGAACAAAGGGCTGATTGGCGAACTGGACCGACTCAACCCATTTTATGCGCCCGCGCGGGCCGCTTTTGCCGGTCCGGCGAAAGCTAAAGCCGCGATGGACAAAGGAGCAACCATACTGCGCCGGCACCCGGAAGACGTGGCAAGTATTTTCTCGCGCCTAAGCCCTGCCGAGCAAGAGCATTTTAGGCTTGGGGCGGCTCAGGCTTATATGGACGCGGTAAACGATGGTGGCGTTTTTAACCCTGCCATCCGAAGGTTGGCCAACAACGACGATCAGCAACGCGCCCGCGCCAGGCTCTCACCTATTTTTCCTTCAAAACAAGCGCGGGATCAGTTTTTGACCGCTGTATCAGGCGAACGCGCCATTGCCGATACCCGGCAATATGTAGTGGGCAATTCAGCCACAGCGAGGCGCGTTGCTGATGACGAAACACCGGATTTGGCGCCTGCCATGCACGCCGTTCATGGTGCGGCAAAGCTCAAGACAGGCAACGTCCCCGGCGCCATTGTTTCTCTACTCCGCGCAAAACGGCATCTTGGACTTGTTCAAAATCCGCTTTTGAACGAGGAATACGCCAAACTTCTTTCTGACCCGGCCTTGGCGCTAAACACGTCCGGCGGACCAATTTTGAGCGCTCCAGCCATGCCAGCATCACCGATTGACCCATTCCTCCGCTTCATCGAAAAATCTTCGCCCTTGTCCGGCCTGGTTGCCGGTAAGGCTGCCACGCAATGACCAAACCTGATGAATTGCGGGATGCGTTGGATAAGGTGGCGATCACTTTTGCCGAGAGGTTGTCCAAAAAAGAAAAAGTGGACGCGCACGAAGTCGATACCTTCAAGGCGCTGTCGGTGTATTGCATTGGCCG